CACCAGCAAGGTGCGTCGTCATGCCGGCGGCGAGGGTTTTCATGTCCGGATTTCGATGATCGGCAAATTCGGGATCGAGTACATCCGGTTTCCCGGTCCGGCGGCTTCCATGCGCGCTGTGAACTCGTTCGTATCGAACCTCACCGCCTTATCGAATTCGCCAGCCCACGTGAGCACGTCGGCTACCTGCGGATAGGCCGCAGCAGTTCCGCTTGATGCGGTGAGCCCGGTCGTCACAGTCGAGATGTTCCATGTATACGGCCCGGAGCCGGTCTTGCTGATGATCGTGTGCGCAATGCCGTTGAGAACAGATGCCGCGGTGCCGGTGATGCCGGTGAGGTAAACCTTCTCGCCGCCGGTGAGGACCGCCATGTCCGTAGCTGTCGTGAACGCGTGCGCGCCGCCGGGTGTATGGCCGGTGATCGCCTCGGTGTCGTCTGCCACCCATGTGATGAGACCGGTAGCCATGTCGAGTGCGTAATGCGTGGTGATGGTTTGTAGCACCGCGTTGCGGTAGATGGCAGCGGTGAGTGGCTTGCGGATGTCGCGGTCGAAATTCGTGCTGCCGGCGGTCTCGCGCTTCCGTAATTGCATCGCGCCCGGGGTGCCGTCGCCAAGGCGGCTCCCGATGCGGCCGGCGGCGATGAGGACGGCGAAGTCGGAATGGTCCTTCATCCGGAACCCTTTTTCTTTTCCGCCGGCGGCGCGGAAAAACGCGGCGAGCGTGTCGAGTTGCGCCTGGGTGCGGACGTATTCGATGGTCCATCGTCCACGCTCCTGGGACCATGGCTGGTTGCGTTTCTCGAATCCGCTCGCAAGGACGACGACGGTCGTCGCGAACGCCGGCCCGCCGGTAGCGCCGTAGCTGATGTCGTCGGGGAGTCGCGGGGTTTCGAGGAAGGCCATCAGAGATTCCTCTGCGCTTTCCGCATGGCGAGCTGCATATCCGTTAGCAACTGATTGCGCGATGCGCGGAACGAATTGAAATCCGGCGTGTTTATGACCATGTTCACGGTAACGCCACCGCCAGCCAACGCGGTCCCGCGCGGCATGAACGCCGCCCCTGGCTGCACCAAGCCACCTTCCGCACGACGGCCGATATCCATGCGATTGATGCGTTCCATCATGCGTGCGCCGAAATGGCGTACCGCCTCTTTCCGGATTACGAACTCGCCATCTTCCGCAAGAATCAAGCGGCGGTCGCCACCGCCATATCCTGGGAGCGCACCGCCCTGGGCCTTTCCGGCACCAAAGATCGACCCGAAGATTTTTCCGAGAGCATCACCGACACCGCTGCTGCTGATGCGTTTCGAGATCGCTTCGCCGAGCGGCTTCAGGAGCACGTTGTTCGCAACGATGCGCAGCAAGTCCTTGTTGAGGCCGCGCAGTACATCGCTGAATTTCTGGCCATCTATGATCGCATCTGCAAATGCGCCGGTCATCGCGTGGCTCACTTCATCGGCGATGTCGACGGTCTTTTTCATCTCGCCGTTGAGTTCCGTCGCGGCGTCGATCTGCTCGTGCGTTTTGAAAATCACCGCATCGATGAGTTCCGGATCAATGCCTGGCGTCCCTTTCAATTTTTCCAGTCTTTCTAGCTCGCGCACCCAGCGCGCCGTCGGGTCGATCGCGTCTTGAAGAGCCTCGCGCGTTTCCTTTGTAGCATCGCGCATAGCCTTTTGTTCATCCGCCGCATCTTTCAATGCATCGGCGTAGCTGTTATCGACCTCGACCTGGAATGCGGTATCCGCTGCGAGCTTTTCGAGTTCCGCTTCGAGTTCCTTCGCGCCTTCGCGCAGCGTTTCCATGCGACGCTCGGCGGCCGTTTCCTGTCGGCCGGTCTTCTTCGGCGCCTCCACGCATTTTTTCCCGTCCCATTTTCCGCCATTTGCGATACAGATTGCACGGGCAGCGGCATCAGGAGCGGCCCCGCCGCCGGCTGGTATTTTGATAAGCTCCCCTTGCAGCTTGGCGATTTCCGCCCGCCTTATCTCCACATTTGAGGCCATCCGTTGGCGTATCTGCGGACTCATCTTCATGTCCGGGATGATCGCATCTAGCCACGCTTTTCCGGTCTCACCGCCAGTTACAATCCCGGTTTGCAAACTCTTTTGTAGGTTGGATATTTCTCCAGCCAATTCCTGGATACGCTTTCGCTTGTCTTCCGTCCCATCAAACAACTTTACCCATCCAGCCCCGGCCTGCACAAACAGACCAATAACTGATTGGAGCTTTGTCTGCAAGAGCACCATTTCATCGTTGAATTGATCCGCCTCGCGCGCCGCTGCTGCCAGCCCTGTCGCTGCGTCCTTTCCGGCAGCGAGCATTCCACGAAGTTCTTTCGAACCGTCAGCCACCAATGGCGCTAGTGCCGCCATTCTGTTCCCGAGAATCTCAGCCACGATCACGCCGCGATCCTCGCGCGCGAATTTTTCGAGTGCGCCGGCCAGCGCTATCAACCGCTCTTCCGGGCTCTTGTCCTTGAGGGCCTTCAGGTTCAGCCCGAGCGCCTGGATTTTTCTGCCCGCTTCTTCCGAACCGCCGGATGCCTCCACGACCAGCTTGCTGAAAAGCAATACGCCCTTCGATGCCTGTTCTAGGTCAGTCCCGGACTGCTTCGCTGCCACCGATAGCGCCGCCACTTGCTCGACCGTCTGGCCGGTAATTTTTGAGATGTCATTCAGACGATCCGCCGCATCGATGGAAGATTTCACAAATGCCGTTATACCGGCGATTGATAAGCCAATACCAAGCTGCGTCTTCAACCTGCTGAACGATGACTCAATACGTTTAGATGCGCGCTCGGAATCCTTCCCAATGCGATCCATCGCATCGCGGAATTGCGCGTAGCGCGCCTCAACGTCGATTAAGAGAGCAGGGATTGGTGTTCTCCTTCACGGCAAATACTGCGAGAAATGATCGGCAGGATCGGGCTCTTCCTCTTCTTCGCGCGGCAGGAATGGCATGAAGTCGGACGGTTTTGCAGTGCCATCTTTCCGCACCTTGCCTGCGTAATTGGCAATCGTCGAAGCGATGATCCCCGCATGCAAATCGGCGCGTGTGTCATCCCATGGCGCCTCTTGGTACAGCGCCACCCATAGGCTGAATTCCGCCGAGGACATGGTTCGGCCAAGTTCTTCCAGGGTCCGCCCGAGTCGCAGCGCCAACCGCATGGCCAGCCGCAACTCGGGGCACGCTAGTTTTTTTCGGCGGCCTGTCCATAGAATCCCGATAGGCGTAATGCCACATCTACCAGTCGCATGGCGGACTCGATATGCTGCGCGCCCCACGCTTCCCATTCCGCTTCTGTGAATAGCGGCTCGTCGTCGGCATCCAGCACGCAGTATGTAAGCATCTGCGATATGTGGCGCGGCTTCGCTCGGTCTACAGATGCTATTGCCAGTCGGTCGGTAAGGCCCATACCCTGCACGATGACCGTACCGCCTAGCTCTGCGACTTCGACTTCTTCGCGCGGCAGGATTGCCGGAGCCGTAATATCCGCTTTGCGTATCGTCATCTATTCTCCTTACGTTTGCGATGCGATTCTTTTAGCGCCATAGACATCTTCACAATTGCCTCCGGCGTATGCTTTCTGCCCTTACTAGCCGCGCCGATCTTTGCCTTATGCTCCGGTGACAATGGTTTGCGCTTTTTGCCACTCAGACCAGCGCTGATTGCTGCACGCGCAGCATCTGAGCGCTTAAGTCCGCGCAGTGCGACAGCCCGTTTTTCAATACATTCCGGGCTTTGTTTTTTGCCAGTTAGACTTGCGGAAATCTTCTGACGGACTTCATCTGTCAAAGTACGTCCAGGTCTACCTCTAGCTCGTTCCGCAAGCGTGGCAAGATGCTCAAGCTGTTTTAGCGATCTTGGCGCGGCTTTCCTAAGCCTCTTAAGTCGCTCTTTTGCTTCATCGCTGTACTTCGTCCCGATGCGTGATCCCGCCACCTTGCAGATGTTGTACTCTGGCTTGAACGAATCTATGCACCGTTGTTCGTACATCAGCAGCAAAGCAGGCGCACAAAACAACACTGTCCTTACCTCGAAGGCTTCTGCGCCGTACTTGTTCCATGCGCGCTGCAACAGCACATTACGGTGATCGCCACGACAAAGCGCGTCCCGATGATGCAGGACGCGCATCCGCAGATTGACCGCTGAACCGACATAGCGCTTGCCGGTTACAGTATTACGAATGCTGTAGATTCCAGATTTCATAAATTCATGACGATAAAATCTTCGGCCTACCGAACATTGTCACTACACTCGGAGTTTTGACGACCTCTTGCGCATTGCCTGTCGGCAATAGAGTCGAACCAACGTAGCCCGTAAACACAACCTTCTGCCCATTCGCGAATGTAAAGCGGAAGGCCCGAAGCGCCTGGTTATCCGATGCCGTGTTCATGGCCAGTAGGGTGACATCCGAGGCGTCCCAAATGTGATCGAACGTGTAGACGGCTGGCGATGAAAGCCCCGGGACTTGCTTTCTGATGCTGTCGTGAATCGTGGTGATGTCCAGGAAATCGAAGTCTCCACCAGAAGCCGTCAGGCCAAGCGCCGTGCTCATCGTGTAGCCAAACGTGATGACCTGAAAAGTCCCAGAGCTGAAAGTGTCGTAGTCGGTCGTGTCTTCCGATTCCAATAGAAACGTCTGCGGGCTCGCATTGGAACTCGCCACGCGGAACACGCGGCCGTCAACCTGCGACATGCCATTTACGGTCAGGACAACATAATCTCCGTCATTGACCGCATCCACCCCCGCATAGGTCACCATGCCCTGAGTCGCTTTGCTGATTGCGGTAATGGTTTTTACTGCGGCCAGCGCGCTCTGCATCGCCACCGCCACCTTGCTCCACTTCGATACGTTTGCCATGTGTTACTCCTTGAGTTGCGAGGAGGCACATGGCTTGCGAGGTACACGCTAATGTACGAGGCGGAGCCGCGAACTCGTTTGAGTGATACATCATTGGCCTTTCAGCCACGCTTCCCATGCGCTGAGCATGCCTTTGGCAAGCCGGATTAGCGTCTCATGGAATTTTAGGGTACTGGGTGCCATTGCGCTACTGCCAGTTTGCCATTTCCAGCACGGTCGCCCATAGCTTGCTCTCATCATCGTATTCAGGGCGCCGGCCGCTGACGATGAACTCGCTCGTTGCCATAGTTGTCTGGACCACATCCGCGAGAGCCTCGGCACTAGAACGTCCAACGGCCAGACACCATATTTCCAGCGTCACCAATGATGCGACCGGCGCGTTGCCGTGAATGGTGTTGATGAATTCCGTGTTCGCCCTGGTGATCGAGATCGCCGGCAATTCCTGTTCCTCCGGCACGAAGTCCGGATAGATTCTGTCTCCTACGATGGCTGTCACGTCGCCATCCGCGGCAAGTACGGCGTAGGCATCCGTCTCTGCGCTCATCTTGGCGTCTTCTCTGCGGAGAATTTGCGGATGGCTTTCTCGGCGCGCGAGTAAAATGCCTTCAGTGCCGCACCTTTGCCTGCCTCGAACCCTGGCTTGATGAATGGGAATTTTCGCTTCTGTGCGCCACTAGCCGCTAGTCTACTGCGCTGCAATGCACGGCTACGGTTGCCACCACGCAGCTTCCTTCCACGCCCGCGCGGATACCATCCGGCCTCCAACCATCGCCAGTAAAAAGCCAAGAAATGGAAAGCGGCTGGTTCATTCTTCTTCGTCTTCCGCCCTCCGCGCACACCGAGGAAGTAATGCTCCCTGCCTGATGATCTATCGCGTGAGCGCTTGATATAGATGGCGCGTTGCAACGTTCCAGGCATACGCTTTTTGCGACGCTCCTTCAGTACAGGCGCGGCCGCCTTCACGTGCCGCCTGAATACACCGATAGCTGAGGCGGTTGCCTGCCGCATCACCTTCTGCTCGAATTCACGATTGAATGCAGCTAGGTGCCGCTTCAGTTCAGGCAGGTTCGTCTTGATCTCGATTCCATCCCTGGTCGGAACACTCGTGAAGAATGAACTCATGCGGCGAGGTCCTCCCCCTCGGCAATGAACAGCAATTCGCCGCGATGTTTCCGCGATGCATCGATCTCAACGATATCGTAGGCCGTGCCGTCGAACATCACGCGCTTGTCCAAGGACACGGCAAGCGGCGTGCGCACGCGAAACGAGATAACAGCGTTGCCTTGTTGCCGCCGCATGGTCATCCGCTCACGAAGGTTCCATGGGTCGGTCTCCGCCCAGACTGTAGCCACATCCGTCCACGCGATAATCT